TTAGAACCTGTATCAATAAATGTGCCTGAAACAAGTCCGTTTCTTCTAAAAGAGTGCATTAAGTTCACATCGTCAAGCGGTGTAGCATTTGGAACTGGCGAATCAGCATAAGTAATCCCAGTAGTTGTTTTTGGAATATATGTGTCATCGTCATCTTCAACTTCACGAATAACGAGTTTGTTGTTTCTAATTTTTACAACATAGAACTTTTTGCCTGTTAAAAGATATAATCTTTTGTTTTGAACGAAACCTTGCGATTTGACGTTGCCAATTTCAACTGGAACATTGTAAGTGTTAAGTCCGTCCCTTATTTTGCTTTCAATACAGGTGAGTTTAAGCTCTAAAAAAGAGAACGCTTTTCCCATACGTGTTGCAGAGAAAAGTAAGTTCCCTATATGAACTAAAATGTGATTTTTATTATCTTCACCAACATACTTAAAAACACCATTTATGTTGACTGGATTAGACTTTTGAATGTAAGTACCATCTCCGTTATCAACATAATATGAATATGCTTCGGCTTTGTAGATTTGTTCCCAGCCGAAACGTTTTTGGTTTACTTTGTCACGAAATACGATGTTTTGAGCATCAATTGCGTGAAGTTTGTCGATGTTAAGTTGTGCTGGAGAAAAGTCAATACCACGAAAGCCGGCCAATGTAAATACATGGCGTGAGCTAAGTTTGCTATTTGCTAAGTTGATTTTGAATTTATCCTTATTAGCCATAACTCTTCACCTAAATTTTGAATCGTGCTTTTACACCGGTTTGATAAGGAATTGATTGTCTGTTGTTAATCTCGCTAACGAATTGTTCAAAGTAATTGAGATAGCGTTTACATCTATCTGGATCAATTTCTTCAAACATCTCACTCTTTGCAAAATATGTAATATAATTACATAATTCATTCGTAAGACCATACTTTTCTTCTAAATCATCATCACTTTGAAGGTCGGCTTCAGTAAAATCTGGAATCTTACGTTCATAAATAAGATGAATTGTTGATTCAAGACCATAGCCAAGATATAAAACACCTGGCATGATAAAGAACCAACCGATCCAGTTTGGTCGGCCATTATCAATTGTGTAAATAGAACGAATCTTTCTAATGTCTTTAATAGAAGAGATGTCGTATGAATCTTCACTTGGTTTTCCTGTTAAAAGTTCATGTTTGTACTCGATTTTTTCAGCTGTGATTAAACGAGCAATCGCTTTATTGATAGAAAGGTGTACGTTGAAAATTAAGTTAGCATAATCAGAATTCTTTGCTAAAGTGCCATCACGAAGATTAGTAATGTTGATAGTTGTATCATCGTTATGCAATGTCTCTTTAATACAATTGATAACTAATTCTGCATACTTCATAGCGATTTCCTTTCTTTATTTTTGGTTAATTTAGCGGTTCGCATTGGAATTGCACCAATGTAAGCGGTGGTCTGCTTACTCTCTTGAACGAACCATTGAGTGCCACTTTAATAAGTGGCAGAGGTTTTATTTCATTTCTTCTTTAAGAGCGTTCATTCTTGCTTTATGATCGTCCTTAGCTTTCTTTTGGTTAGCAAGGAATTCATTAACCACTTCAGCAACGAAGTCTGGAACCTCAACAGTTTCACCAATAGGAATTGTGTAAGTAACTCCGTTAATGGTAACCATTTTGGCTTTTTCCCACTCATTTAGAGGGTCTTCTGGAATGAATACTGGCACGTATTTGACTTTTACTTCTGCCATATTTTTTACCACCTTTCTTTAAGTAGGGAGTGATTAAGGCTCACTCCCCAAAGCCTTTTTAGTTAAGTTACGTTAAGTCCGAAGACTAAGCGTTTTGTTCTGCATTAGCAGCAACAATGGTGACAGCCGAAGCACCTTTCTTAACTTGGACGAAGATGGATGCATCGCCGGCTGTTCCTTGGAGGATGTCAACACCAACGAATGAACCTGTTGTCCAAACTGTGGATGCTAAGTGGTAACCACTTCCTGCTTTAGCAGTAAGTTTGAGGATGTTTCCTGGAGCAACATCACCAATGACTTCGATTGAATCGATGTGTGTACCTTTTGTTAAGGTTGGTGAGATTAGTCCGGATGCACTACGATAGCCAATTCTTGAAGAATCGGTTAATGCAGTTGCTGGAGCTGCTCCGTAAACTTCGTAACGAACCATTGCTTCGTCACGGAGGATTCTTGCGCCGAAGCCATTATGCTTCCAACCAAGAGAACCTCTTTGGTTGAGTGGGTCTGTTGAACCACCTTCACCTGGTGCGTGGTAGATTACATCGAATCCACCTGCAGCATCTTCGCCATTGATAGCGACAACACCGAATGCTTCTTTACCAAAGGCTAAGCAGCAGTGGACGTTTGTGCTAACAACTGGAACGATGTTGGATTCAATGAAGCGGAATCCTAAGAAGGTGCCGACTTCACCGTTGATGATGCCAGATTGGTCACCATATTTTTCAACATCCATCCATGATTTATTGACTGAATCAAGGTTCTTGATAGCAGCAATGATTTCTGGGGATGCTAAGAAGATGTATTTTCCACCTTCAACTGGTTCAACGCCTCTGCGGACAAAGTCTGCTTTGATAGCATTGAGGTCTGCTAATGAGACACCGTATGAAGATGAACCTGCAACTGCACTTCTGTTTGCTGCGCCGCTTGCATAACGGACGTTAAGACCGTTAAATACGACTGCTGAGAGAAGTTCGTTGAGTCTTGTTCTTGCGTTCTTTCCGAGTAATTTACCGGAGATGGCAAGTTGTTTGTCGATGCCGTATTTGAGCATCTTGTCGGTTAATGGTACAAAGTTACCTTCTTGGTAGACTTTGACTGAGAAATCGACTAATGAATACTTGAGACCAGCTGGTGTAATACCTTCAATAAGGTGGTCAGTGGTCTTTGGAAGATCTTTGTACATTCTCCATGAGTATTCATCTGAAGTTGGTTCGAAGTTGACCTTTTCTGCAAATCTAAATAACACATCGTCTTTGAGTGAATCGAGTTGCATCATTACAGTCTTTTGGACAAACTCTTTTTGAGCTTGTGATAATTCACCTGTAGTAAACATAGTGTGATTTTCCTTTCTTATTCAATTTTTCGTTTGCCCCTCTCGACATCCTTCATAAATTGTTCAAATTCTTCTTTAGACATATCTTTCATCTTCTTTGGCGTTGTAGGATCAGTAAGTGATGATGAACTGCCAGGTGTAGAAATCTTATTTGCAGCTTGTTGCTTAGCATTTGGATCTTCTTTCGGATATGCCTTATCGAATTTGGCAATAATTGACTTTAGAGGAATTAAACCAAGTAAATCAGAAGCGAATTCCATGAATTTTGGATTAGCCCAGTATTCCTGAAGTTCTTTTTGAGTATGTCCTTCGTCAAGGTATTCTTTGACTTCACGACTTGCTCGTTCTTCATTCTTTTCTTGTTGAGTTTTATCTTCTTCCGCTTTTTTTCGAGCTTCTTCCGCTTTTTCACGGCGGAGTTGTTCTACTTCATAAGGCTTATTTGGATCGCCGCCTCTGGCTTTGACCTCATCTTGAAGTTCATAGAACTCAAAGTCCTCGTCCGTCTCTATTGGAGTATCGGTATAAGGGTTCTTCCCACCGACAGATTTGATACGAGCACGTTTGTATCCTTCGGCATCACCTGCAGCTTTAGCCTTCTTGATGTCACGCTCGTGTCTCTCTTTTGCAAACTTGGAATCTTCTTGTTTACTTTGCCCCTCTGGTTTTTGATTTCCGTCTTCAGGGTTAGTTTTAGGAGGTTCTTGTTTGTTCTCCTCTCCAGGTGGGGTTGGGGGAGTAGGTTGATTTCCCGAATTACCTTCTTGATTTGCCACGTTCTCTTGGGCTTGTGTTTGGTTTTCTTCAGGATTTGTTGTTTTGTTTTCTTCCATTTTTGTCCTTTCGACCACTACAATGGTAGTGACTCCACATTTACGCTGCGTGGGTGCGAATTTTTATTAAACCTTTATGCAAGGATTTAATCTTCTTTAGCCATCTCGGCTGCTGATGGTAATCCTTTACCACTTTGAAGTTTTCTGATTTCTTCTTCGCGGTTAGAAACCATCTCTTTAGCGGCTCCCATAGATTCTTTGAATGATTTTTCCATCGAAGCCATCGACATATCCTTTTGTTTATTGACAATTTCAAGTTGTTTAACTCTGGATAATGCCATTTGAAGCATTCCTCTTAACTCATTATTTTGACCTTTAAGTTGAGCCGTTTCGCTTTCTCTTTGTTTTTGAATTAAGACTCTAATATCGGCTTTCTTAGATTCAGACATAAGTGGGTTAAGGTTGAGCCACATTTCGAATGAATCAGCAGACATCTT